TTTAAACCTCCAAGAGTCAAGTTGCCAAACGGTTGTCTGGTTTGACCAGATATGGAGCCTAGAAGAGGACCAACAAGCGAATGCAAGGGTACACAGACAAGGTCAGACGCGGCGCATCGTGGTAATGAGACTTGTGGCAGAGGGCACGATGGATGAGGACGCGGTGGATGCTTTGGAACGAAAAGCTGCAGGGCAGGATGCCTTGATGGATGCAGTCAAGGCGAGAATTGAGAAAGTAACAGGGGGAAAAGAAACGTGAGCGAGTGCGGAGAAAACAAAGCATGTTGGAGCATTGGAAAAATAAACGATAAGGAACGCGTTTTGTACGAAGCCATTCAGTTTTTCGGATTAAAACGGCAAATGACAAAGGCTATCGAGGAATGCGGTGAATTGATCGTGGCCATCGCGAAGGATGACCTACCCAATATCGCGGAGGAAGTCGCTGACGTTCGTATCATGCTTGATCAGATTGAAATTATGTTAGGGATAGATACTGGGATGATTAGACAGAGCAAGTTAGCGAGACTGAGCCAGCGGATCCACGGGCGGCCAATAGGCTTGCGTTAGGAGGTATGTGATTCATGGGAAAAAAGCTTGGAACAGTTAACATCCACGAAATAGCCACGGCAGCTGCCGTCGAAGCGCTGAAAATTCAAAAGAACGAAGATCGAGAGCGAGCGAGGAAAAACAGGTTTCACAACACTGAACTCCTGCTTAAAAAATACCTAAGCCTAATCAAACATCTTGAGCTCGCACAAGATAAAGCTTCGGATGAGGACCTAAAAGAGTATAATTTCGAGGAATCAGATATGGAGGATGTCATCATCTACGCCATTAGACGCGGCAGGATAAGAACCTTGATCATGGTTATGCAAGTAGAAGTATCCTTAGCAGAACTTAGGACAAAGATGATAGATAAAGGGCAAATTGAGAAATACGCCGTTATCGAAAAGCTATACCTAGACCCTGTTAAAAGCTTAATGCCATGGATGGAAAGAAATAAGCTTGTTGCCGCTGAACTTCGTTGCGGAGAAACATCAGTTTGGAAGTGGAAAAACGAAATGATTGAAGAGTTAAGTGTTATGATCTTTGGAGTAGATGGCTTGCGGTTAGCGCTTTAGCGGGTTTTTTCAGGGTCTTGACAACCCTGTGAAAAAAGTGCGAATAGACAGTGTAAATCAGCCGTGTTATAATACTAGTATCAAATTTTATGAAACGAAAACGCACAAAAGCGCTTCCGCAAGGTGGCGCTTTTTCTATTGCTTAAAAGGCGGTGATTGCAGTGTCCAAGAATAAAAGATCACGCAAGAAGAGCCAATCGAATAGAGAGAATCAACCTATCAGGGACGAGGTAGTACAGAAACATGAAAAAGATACCCGGGAGATCGAGAACTTAATGCGTCACGATGCTTTTCGTCGTGAGCATGGCGGGATTAAGCAGATAAGACATGGATAAGTTCGCATAGTAGTAAATATTGTATTAGGGGGAGCGGTGAGGAATGGAAGATAGTATTGCCTTGTCAAACGAAATCAAACACCCAAAGAAAAGGGCCTTCATATCGGCGTATGCTGAGTGCGGTACTATTACCAGAGCCGCTGAGATAGCTAATATAGAGCGTTGCACTCATTACGCATGGATGAAGGATGACCCAGATTATGTTAAAGCCTGTGAAGCCGCGTACGAGCAAGCCGGTGAACGGTTAGAAGAAGAGGCTAGGCGGAGAGCTGTTGAAGGCGTAAAGAAGCCAGTATTCTACCAGGGCCAACAATGTGGCGTTGTTAATGAGTACTCAGATACGCTACTGATCTTTTTGCTCAAGGGCGCTAAACCGGAAAAGTACAAAGAGCGTATTTCGAACGAGGTTAGTGTTGTTCCGTCTACAGCTGGGGGTGTTAACACATTGAAGCAACTAAAAGAACAGAGCGAGGCAGAAGAATGGGAAGAGCTAACGCGTTGAAGAAGGTTTAGACGAATGTTACACAAATCTCTTGTGTAACATTCGGTGAAACGCTGAAAACCTTGGGAGAGTAGGCACTCAACGACATTAGATAATGGGTAATACCAATAAACAGAAAAAGTCCATGAGGGGTGGACTTTTAGGTGGTTTCCGGAGATGGAAAATACCATATATAACCACCCCACCCCACCCGGGTATTTAGTGTAAATGGAAAAATATTGAGGTATGGGTACGGTCCTTCCTTTCACATTTTTCGGCCAAATTTTGAACCCTTAAAACTTAGTAGGAGGAATCAGCCAATGGAATCAAAAATAATTAGTCTTATGGAAAAATCACTTGATAAATGGAGAAAGCGATTGATCAAAACCTAATCACAGATGCAGTAGAGATAGCGGCGCTGGTAACAGAGTTGTCCAAGCTCTACGATGCTGTACCAACACCAACAAAATAACCAGATAAAATAATGAACGAAAGGAGGTAATACCGTTAAATGGAACGATGGGAAGCTAGGCTCCTTGACGAATATATCAACAGACACTTCACCCCTACACAAGTAGATTCGCTCATGGAAAAACCACTAACCGGGCCCGAGGGACTTCGCCGTCAACTTTCTGAACTTGACATGGAATACTTCGCCCGAGCCTATTTCCCGGACCGTTTATTTCGTGATATGCCGACCTTTCATAGCCAAGGCTATAAGGATCTACAAATCATTGCTGATAATCCAGGCGGACACAAACGAGCTGAAGCAGCTCCTCGTGGTTACTCAAAGTCTACTCGTTCAACCCTTATCTTTCCCCTTTATAATGTTCTCTATAAGAAAAAGAAGTACATCTTCTTAATTTCGGATACCTCAAGCCAATCAAGCGAATTCCTAACCGATATTCAAGGGGAGCTCGAAGGTAATAACCGTATCCTTGAGGACTTCGGAAGTATCGTGGGTAATCCGTGGAATTCTACCGAATGTGTGACTAAAACCGGAATCAAATTAGAATGTGCCGGTTCTGGCCAAAAGATTCGCGGTAGAAGACACGGTGCATTCAGGCCTGACTTAATCCTACTTGATGACTTAGAAAATGACGAAAATACAGCTACACAGGAACAACGGTTAAAGCTTAAGAATTGGTTCACAAAGGTTGTCTTAAAGCTTGGTGATTCCTACACAGATTTTGTTTATGTAGGGACCATTATTCACTACGACAGCCTTTTTATGTGGGCATTAAAAAACCCGGTATGGAAACCTACGATTAGCAGAGCTGTTATGTCATTCTCTGAAGCGTATGAGCTTTGGGATGAGTGGGAATCGATTGTCGTTGACCTATCTAGGCCGAACCGTATCAATGATGCGCTGGACTTTTACAAGAACCATGAAGACGAAATGTCAATAGGGACGGAAGTCCTCTGGCCTGAAAAACAAAGCTATTACGATTTAATGCTGGTGAAGATAACTGAGGGTGAAGCATCGTTTAACTCTGAACTCCAGAATGAACCGATCAACCCTGAAGACAGACTCTTTAAGTGCCAATACTACGACTTACTTCCTCCGCTGGATGAACTGTACATCGTAGGAGCAGTTGACCCATCAATGGGTAAAACGAGTAGAGCGGACTATACGGCCATCTTAACCCTTGGAAAACATCTTTCTACGGGTTTTATTTATGTCCTGGATGCAATTATAAAACGAATGCATCCCGATCGGATCATCGAGACAATCTTTGAGCAGCATAAACGATGGAATTATAAAGAGTTCGCTGTTGAGACGGTTCAATTCCAACAATTCTTTAAGGATGAAGTTGCCAAGCGAGCAGCAGAACGCGGGATTTACCTTAACATACGAGAAGTCAAAACGATCAGTAATAAAGAACTTCGTATACAATCCATTCAGCCAACCGTCAATAATGGCTACGTAAAGCTTGATCGCTCTCAATCATTATTAGTCGAGCAGTTGGAGAATTGGCCCAAGGCCGCACACGATGACGGTCCTGATACCTTAGAGATGGGCTTGTCCTTAGTAATGAAAATGTCGGTTATGCCAATCTTTGCAGCATGGAGTGATGAGAAGAATATCTTTGATGATGATATGCTTCCTGCTGAATTCAAATGGATGTGCAGCAGATCAATTGCGGTTAGTCATGGTACAGCAACCCCAATGGTATTCCTCGACATTTACGATGATGGTCGTACTCTCTGGGTTATGAAGGAATATTACTGGGACCCTCATGAAAAAGGGATTCAAAAAGCAGACCATGAGTACGCGGAGGATATAGAGGAATTCATAGGGAAAGATCCTCCGGACGATATTATATTACACGCTGAAGCAGCTAGCTTTAAGGCTGAGCTAAGGCAAAGAGGATTTAGGGTAAGGGATGCTTTTGACGAGGTCAACGACGGCCTTAGAATGACTTCTGCTATGATTTCGAGACGATTAATAAAAGTCCACGCTAGTTGCGTTTATACTCAAAAAGAAATCAAGGGTTATGTTTGGGATGAGAAAGCGTCTGAGCGCGGCGAAGAAAAACCTTTGAGCATTAAGGATAATTGCCCGAATGCTCTTAGGTATTATGTTAAAACAAAGATTAAACCTTGGAGGTTAGTAAGTTGAGCAAAAAACACCCTCGTCAACAGCCAAGACCTCGACCTCCAAAGGGAGTAAATACTATCGATACCAAAACGGTTGATGTACAAACCGTAGACGCCTTCATGAATTCTATGGCTCGCATGGGTTATGGGACACCTAGTCACAATGAGGCTGCTGAATACCCAATGACTAGGCTAACAAAAAATTACCAACTCATGAACAGCCTGTATCGTAGCCATTGGATCGTGCGGCGAATTATCGATGTTATCCCGGAAGATATGTGTAAAAATTGGTATTCGTTGCTAGGCCAAATGCGCCCCGAAGATGTTGATCGCTTACAGAGGATGGAGAGGCAAACTGGAGTCAGGCGAAAAATCCTCGAAGGCATGAAATGGGGTCGACTATATGGCGGTGCTGCGGCAATTATCATGATTGCTGGCCATGAAGGTATCCTTAGCCAACCGTTGAGCTACGACATGATTATGCCTGGATCGTTTAAAGGGCTTATAGTTGTTGATCGATGGTCGGGGATATATCCGCAAGATGGTCTTGTCACTGATCCCTCAGACCCTGAATTCGGCCTTCCAGAGATGTACCAAGTAAGCAGTGAAACAATTCAAGGGACCATCCAAATACACCATAGCCGTCTACTCCGATTTATTGGCCGGGAGTTGCCTTTTTGGGAGAGACAAGCCGAAGTTTACTGGGGAGCCTCGGAAATTGAACATGTTTACGACGAACTCAAGAAACGGGATAACACGAGCTGGAACATCGCAAATCTTGTCTTCGCAGCTAATCTGAGAGTGTTGAAAATGGCTGATGCGGCAACTATTCTTGCAATGGGCAACGCTAAGGCACAGCAAGACTTATACAATACGATTCAATCCCAAAACTGGCTAATGAATAATTTCAGCATGTATGTTCTCGATAAAGAAGATGACTTTGACACTAAGCAATATTCATTCGGTGGCCTGTCCGATGTCTACGAAAACATCATGATGGATGTCGCAGGCGCGGCAGAAATGCCTGTCACTAAGCTATTTGGCAGAAGTCCAGCAGGGATGAACGCTACAGGTGAAAGTGATCTACAAAATTACTATGACACCATTGAAGAAAAACAAGAAGCATACTTAAGACCTGTCCTCGACAAGCTTTTACCGATTTTATGCTTATCTGAATTTGGCGAAATACCGAGTGACTTAGATTACAAGTTCAATCCAGTTAAGCGGTCAACTGAGACTGAAAAGGCAGAAATAGCCAGCAAGACATCAACAACCGTAACAGCTGTATTCAACTCAGGCATAGTATCCCAGAAAACGGCACTAAAGGAACTCCGTCAGATGTCAGACGTAACAGGATTATGGAGCAATATTACCGATGAAGACATTATAAAGGCTGACGACACAGTAAATTTACCGGGCGAGGGTATTGGAGATATGCTCGGATTTGCCCTAGATCCTAACGCAAATTTATCCATGTCTAACCATGCGGAAGCCATTCCTAAGGATAACCCAAATGGACCATAAAGATTGGGAACCCAAAAGGCGTTTGGAAATTCAATTTCAAAATGCCTTGATTGAAATCGGTAAACATACGCAGGGATTAATTGAAGGATTAACAGATCCATTTGATATCCTTGCCACGGTTAAATCATTGCTCAAAAACATGGTGTTCCACAGGTACGCTGATGAAATGGCAACGAAAATGGTCGCTGGCCTATTCTCTGCAGGGGAGAAGACATGGAGGTTGGCAGCAAGAGAGAATTCAAACGGGAGAGTGATCTATGATGCCCTAAGGAGAGAACTGCAAGGTCCTGTCGGAGGATCAGTCAACTTTCAGATTCAGAGAAATGCAGAAATAATTAAATCGTTACCATTGGATATCGCAAAGCAGATCACTGATTATATCAGTGAAGAAACTATAAAAGGGCGCAGAGCCGGGGCGATTGCGGAAGATCTAATCCTAAGGTTTCCTGATGTTACAAAAAGTAAAGCCAAGTTGATCGCACGAACTGAAGCTAGTAAGACTTCGACCGCGTTGACGCAGGCGAGAGCGGAGAATGTTGGACTTGCTTGGTATAGGTGGAGAAGCAGTGAAGATGGGCGCGTTCGGGACAGCCATAGACTCATGAATGGAGTCCTGATTAAATGGACAGACCCGCCTTCGCCGGAGAGGCTAGAGGGGTTAAAGAATGCCCCTGCACCGTACCATGCGGGATGTGTATGGAATTGTAGGTGCTATGCTGAGCCAGTTGTTAATTTGGATTATGTGAAGTTCCCCGTGAAGGTATACCGGAATGGAGTAATATCTATGGTGAATAGAAGTGACTTTGAACAAATTTAGGAGGGAAAACATGATTAGTGAAAATGTACAAATGATTGCAAACGGTGTAGCCGTGAGTACTGCAAACCCTATGCCAGTAATAGAGGACATCAAGAATACAACATTGACCCTGTTTGCTGGTGCTATTGCAGCAAGTGTTACCGAACCGAATGCGACTGAGATCGACATGACTAACTCAGATGGTGGAAGCCTAGAAGTAACAATCAATAGTGGAACAGGGACTTGGAGTATTGCCGTCATGACTCATGAGGTAGCCGGTGGAGTTTATGTGCAAATGGATAAAATGAAGGCTGATGGAACGGGGCATGAAGACTATCCTGCAATCGTAAGCACGGCTTCAACATCCAAAAGCTATGCGGTCACAGGTATTAAGGCCAATAGGTTAAAGTTTGTGCCAACATTAACGGGGACCTGCAATGCTACATTTAAGTTTACCCCAACGAGATAGAGAGTATCGGAAACATACTGAAGTCCATATAAAACACCTCGAAAATGAGGTGTTTTACTTATTCCAACATGAAGGGTGGTGGTGAAAACGAAAGCATATTACGGAAGCAGGTTCTCTCCTAATATGACGAAGACCCCTGAGGGATTCCTTGTCTGTCATAATGTCCCAATCACTCGAACAGGTTGGTTTGACTACCTCGGACAAGAGCTTAATCTCAACGACATGATCGACAAAATAGTTAAGGTTTACAAAAGCCCCGAAGAAGTCTTCGCCCCGGCTGCTATGGCTAGCTTTGAAGGAAAGTCTGTAACGGACAATCACCCTAGCTCAGAAGTGAGGCCTGACAACTACTCATCCTTTGAAAAAGGTGTCGTGAGTAATGTCAGGAGGGGCACCGGGGCCGAGTATAATTGCCTACTGGCAGACCTTATCATTAAGGACCCAACTCTTATGTCAGAGGTAGATGGTGGCAAGAGAGAAGTATCTTGTGGCTATGAGGTTGATTACGAACCCATTGGTGATGGTAAGTATCAACAGGTTAGAATTCGAGGAAACCACGTAGCGGTTGTAAGTGCAGGTCGCGCTGGTGACCGAGTTGCAATAAAAGATGAGAAACCAATCGTAGGAGAAAGACCAATCGAAAGGAGAAATAAGCCCATGAAAAATTACCGAGATAAAAATACCTTATTTGGAAGAATGCTCTCTGCATTTGCCAAAGATGCCGAACCCGAGGAATTAGCTGAAGCAGCCAAGATGGCACCAACGGAGGACTCAACGGTAACCCCTACGTCTGCGCCTGTACCAGCTACTCCACCACAAGCCAACGACCAACCACCCGCTGCTGATCCCGCTATTGCTGCATTGACTCAACAAGTTGAAGCACTAACAGCAATCGTTGCCAAATTAGCATCTGCTGAAGTAGCCGAAACGGCACCACCTGACGCATTAGATGCCCTAACCGCTGAACTAGGAAGCGGAGTCCAAGAGCAAGCCGGAGAAGGAAACTCTGTCACCATCCCTGCCGAACAAATGGTCGATGGCGCCCCCATTGCTCCTAGTGGTGATCTACCGACAAATCCTATTCCAGGTGCAGACCGGAATTCCATTCTCTCGGCTATCAAGGCGATTAAGCCCGTTATAGCGAACATCAAAGACCCCGGAGAGCGTAAAATGGCCTCAGATGCGCTGGCCAAGACCTTCCGTGATCAGCTCGGTGTCATTACTAACTTCCAGCCAGCAGGCTCACTAGGTGCTTATGCAGGTATCCTCGCTGCCCAACAATCTGCAGCATCAAAGGCACAGGACAGTAAACCTACAGCCGAAGATCCGGCCCAACTCGGCAAAGACATTGCCAAGAAATACAATCCACACTACAAGGAGGCGAAATAATCATGCCTATCGGAGCAATTGGAACCTCAATGAACTATGGTTATCCCGGGAGTTTTGCCCGTAACGGTGACTGTATCGTTATGGCTCGCCCTATAAAATCCACTGACTCAGTCGGTCCTTCCTTCGGTGACCCGGTCATTTTGAACGCCGATAATACCTACAGTAAATTCGGTGCAGATGGTACGCTCGCCAAATTCGCTGGTATCGCAGTCAGAGAGGTAAAACAGGCATCCGTCTACACTGCAACCGGTGGAGTTTATGCTCCTGGAACATCTTGCGATGTTATCGAACGTGGTAATGTATCTGTTGTCTGTAACGTTGGTACTCCGACATCCGGCGGAGCTGTTTACGTTCGTGTTGTCGCAAATGGAGCAATCCCGACTGGAGTTGTCGGTGGACTTGAGGCCGCTGCGGATAGCACTAACACTATCGCGCTCACAAACTGTAAATGGGCTACTGGCCTAAAGGATGCCAACGGTGTAACTGAGTTGTGCATCGTGAACCGCAACAATCCCTAATAAACAATCCTAATGAATAATCCCATGAGAGGAGAATGATAAAATGTCTGTTGGAGTACAAACTTACCCGATTAAAGACGTAAAAACAATTGACTCAATGGTCGCAAGCGGCGGAAGATTTTCGATGATGGCTATGGACTCGGCTACGGCAGGAGGCATGGCTTTTTTAGTTGGTGAACTTGAAAAGAGGGATCCCAAGGTTCGTGAACCATTAACCGCCGTTACCTGGGCGCGGGACATCGTGGCCAAAACAGGCGGCGGGTGGGTAGAATTTACCAGCACAATGAACGTGTCGTATGCGACCGCTGGGCCAAACCAAAACGGAATCATCGGCGGAGAGTCGACAGCTATCCCCGTCATGCAGGCTGACATCGGCAAAGATATCTATAAGGTATTCAGCTGGGCTAACATTTTAAAGATCCCTTTCGTTGATCAAGCTAAGTTGCAAAACATCGGTCGCTCCCTGGATGACATCTTAGATAAGGGCCTTCGCCTGAACTACAATAAGACTCTTGACCAAAACGTGTATAAAGGTTTCGACGAATACGGAACTACAGGATTAGTTAACGATCCTAACGTAACTGCGGCAAGCGTAGCAGCTGGGGCAAGCACAACAACTGCGTGGAATACCAAAACGCCTGATGAAATCCTGAACGACATCAATCAACTCATGGTCGCTGGCTGGGCCGCCAGTGAATATGATCTTAGCGGTATGCCAAACCATATCTTGATCCCTCCTGCACAATACGCCTACTTAGTAGCGACAAAGATTTCTACAGCTGGCAATCAGTCAATCCTTCAGTTCTTGCTCGAAAACAACATCGGCAAGAATCAAGGAATTGACTTAGCTATTATGCCAAGCCGCTGGTGTATCGGTTCGGGCACTGGCGGAACTGACCGTATGGTTTGTTATGTCAACGATGAGGACAGACTGTACTTCGACTTGCCCGTACCCCTTAGCCGCATCATGACCCAGCCATCCGTCCAGGATGTTGCTTATTTGACGGCTTATGCGGCACAGCTGGGAGTTGTTAAATTCCTTGCGTTTCAACCACCTCGCTATGGTGATGGAATTTAAGGACGGTAAGATAGCGATAGATGATTTAAGGAGTGAAACACCGTGCGAGTATTTGCAAAGAAGGCATTTGAGTTTACAAAACGCGAGCTAAAGGATGGAATGATGGTCGTAGCTGAAAAGGCTACGACCATACCTTTGGCCTTTAAAGATTTACCGGATTGGGTAGAAAGTGATCCGTTGTTTGGTTGGGCTAGGAAGGACGGCGACCTCGAGATTATTCAGAGCAAGGCTGACGAGAAATCGGTTGAACTGGGAGCGACGACCAAGGGGAATAAGGTTAAGAGCGAAACTATTGCCGGAATTAAATAATAAGGAGGCGGAGTCATGTCTAACACACTTCCACTTCCATTAGACGACACAGATATAGCCGTAATTGGTATCATAACCAATGCCTCAAATCTGAGAACAGGGGATAATCCTTCATATACTTTGGAGGATTATCTTTCTATGTATCCACAGTTTGGGTCGGATAGCGGTGGAGTTTACCTTGTGCCTACGGTTATATTGCAAATGTATATTGATCTTGCAAATGCTAGTATACAGGAAGCCCGTTATCATGGTGCATGGGTATTATGTATGGGATTCTTCGTAGCTCATTTCGCCACGCTGTATTTGCAGGGAACTGCAAGTCCAGGTAGTTCTGCGGGTCAGGTACTGGAGGCAGGAAGGGCACAGGGCCTTGCTACTTCGGAATCCGTCGACGGAGTATCGGTAAGCACAGATTATAACGCGATAGCCAACGATTTAAACGGTTGGGCAGCATGGAAATTAACAATCTACGGCCAACAACTTGCTACTATCGGGAAACTGATGGGTAAGGGTGGAATGATGGTGTGGTGACGACATGATCGGAGGCAACGTCAACGTATCTGTATCCCAAGACCGAACTAAGTTATTCCTTGAAGCCCTAAAAACCCTCTCAAGCATCGACGTCCTAGTCGGCGTACCTGAGGAGGAATCCAGTCGTGAAGGGGGCAAGGTCACAAACGCCGAGCTTGCCTTCATTCATACCAACGGTTCCCCACTCAATAAGATACCGCCAAGGCCCTTTGTTGAGCCTGCAATTGAGGATTCGGAAAACCAAGAAATGATTTCAGTCGAACTAAGAAAAGCTGCCGAATCTGCCCTCGATGGCAACACCGATGCGATGAGTAGGTCCTTGGTCAGGGCAGGAATGCAGGGACAAAACGCAGTTCGAGACTGGTTCACTAATCCTAAGAATAATTGGGCGCCAAACTCCCCTAATACCGTTTTAACTAAACTACGGAAAACAAACTCATCCATTGCGAAGGATGCCGTTAGGTACGTCGACGGGGGGGGTAAGCTCGAGGATATTACCGGGTTGGAAGGTATGACTCGACCTATGATTGATACGGATGAACTCCGTAAGGCAGTAACTTATGTAATCCGGGAGAAGTGATGACATGTTAAATGTCGGAAGAGTAATTAACAGCTCGAAGTTAAGGCAACCAAAACCTTTCACCGTTTGGCGAAAAACAGGTGATTGGGTTGCAGGACGCTTCGAGGAAATGGAGACAGCTATCCCTATGGACGGGGTTGTAACAGCAGCGGGGACCAAAGATATCATCCAGGTACCAGAGGGAGATAGAACGTCACAGTTCATGGTATTTCATAGCACTCTCCCGCTGTTCGTTACCCACGATGATGTGCAGGGCAAGGGAACGTCGGACCAAATCGAGTGGCATGGAGAGCGGTACAGGCTATTCCAGCTTAAAGATTGGTCTGATTTTGGTTATTACCGGGTAGCTGGAACCTCGATGGGAGGAACTTAAATGGCTGATACAATACTTACCCTCAAACAGTTAGAGGACATCTTTAGAAATCTTACCTGCACACTTCTAGGACTTAATCCAGTCGATCCGGTAAACGCCTCCAAAGTCCGCATTGCTTGGCCTACCGGTGGCGCACCTGGGTGGAAGATATCTGAGGCTGTAACGTTTCTGAGGGTTCGCTCCGTGGGCAACGAATACGCAAAGCTACGCGACACTGAATACACGTCGAACAGCGATTCTGAGGCCAATGAGATAACCTCATACACTCTCCCGCATGCAGTATCTTGGACCCTTTATGGACCAAACGGCTTCGACAACATAGAGAAGATCCGTAATGGCCTGTTTAAGGCTGGAAGTACTCTTGCTGTGTCAAACCTATACCTCATGATTGATGTTCCTGTGCCTGTGCGTTGCCCTGAGCTATTCAATGGTCAATGGTGGGAACGCTCAGATTTTTCAGCAACTTTTAACGAAAAAGTTACGCGCCGGTCAACGGTACCGATAATCCAAGGCGTTAATATTCAAATCAAAACAGAGGAGGGGGTAACTGAAAATGTCAACCCTACCACTTAGCGACATAGTACGAGTTATAGTGCAGGTATCTCCGACAGCTGCCGTCCGTTCAGGGTTTAATCTTGGGCTTATCATCGGCACAAGTGCGGTAATATCAGCATCGGATCGCATTGAGATTTACACAGGTACCGACGACATGCTTGAGGCTGGATTTACCTCGGAGATGCCAGAATACATGGCGGCGCAATTATATTTCTCGCAAAATCCTACACCAACACGGGTGGCCATTGGTAGATGGGATAATACCGGAGCCGAGACAGCATTGCAAGCCGTACAAGCCTGTCGTGCAGTAAATTATAACTGGTATGCCTGCACGGTTTGCGGAGTTGTTAAAGCTGATATCCTACTAATCGCTCCTTACATTGAAACAGCAACACCAGTCTCAGTGTTTGGTTACACTACGGCCGATGCTGATGTGCCGGTTAATACTGCCGGTAATGTCATGGCGACTCTTAAGACGGCCAAATATCGTCGAACCTTCGGTCAGTATTCCACACACGATGATGCCATAGCCGCTATATTGGGCTACGCTATGGGGGCTAACACAGGCCTTGCCAACAGTGCATACACCCTAGCCTATAAGCAGGAAGTCGGAGTTACGCCAGAGGATCTTGATGAAACCAAAATTACGGCCATAAAGGGTCTAAATGGCAACGTCTATATCAACCGCGGCAATACCTACAACCTATTCGAACAAGGAGTCATGTCCGACGGCACGCACTTCGATGAGGTTATCAACCTTGATATGCTCTCGAATAACATCCAGCTTGCGGTTATGGATTCATTAGTATCGGTGCCTAAAATACCTCAAACCGAGGGCGGTGTAACACTCTTAGTATTGGCTATAACCGGACCGTGTGAAAAGGCGGTCAGCATGGATTTCATAGCACCTGGCGTATGGAATGCTCCGCCGATCCTCAGTCTGAATACCAGGGATATGCTCTCAAAAGGCTACCTGATCCTTTCGGAGACTATCGATAGTCAGAGCCAATCGGATCGTTCAAGTCGCATCGCACCGCCAATCTATGTTCCAATCAAGCTCGCGGGGGCTATCGAGCACGTTGTGATCCAAGTCCAAGTTAACAGGTAAGGAGGGATAAGTTGATGGGTTACACGACATATAGTTTTGGGGATGTTTCTGTCGTATTCTCTCATCCAAGCATAGGGCAGTATATTGCCAACGGCGAAGGTCTCGGAAGTATTACGATAGGTATGAGCACTGATCGCACAACTCAGGATATAGCGAGCGATGGTACTGTTATGGTTTCTAAGATAAAAGGTCGCAATGGGACAATTTCCATTGAAGCTCAGCAAACTTCGAGCCTTCATAAATGGCTCCTGAAAGCGTACAACTATCTTGAATCCGCTAAGTCTGCCGATTGGGCTAAGTTATCTGTAGTCGTGAGATCCCCTATGATGCAGGAGTTAGATATCTGTACAGGTGTTTCGTTTAATAAGATCCCAGATAACGTAAGGCAAGCACAGGGCCAAAAGAGAACTTGGGCACTGATGGCAGCTGACATTCAGCAGGAGGTAGCCTAATATGAGTAGATACGACAACGCGAAGATAGTGAAAATAAAAGATCGCGAATTCTCGATCAGGAAATTCGATGCTAGAACGGGTTCGTTTATGTTGGTTAAGGTAACTGGATTGCTCGCTCCGGTGTTCAAAGGGGTTAAATTTAAGGTCGACAAGTCCGAGGGTGATAAGTTACCGAGTATTGATATTTCAGGAGTCATATCCGTCCTATCAACTCTGTCAGAAGCGGACTTCATTTACATTCAGGATAAGTGCCTAAATGTCTGTTTTGAAACGTTGGACTCTGGCCCAGCAAAAGTATTGAACGAAAACGGTTCATTCGGAGTTATTGGTCTTGAGGACGACACTATGACAGTGATGGCGCTTACGGCGCACGCGTTAATCTTTAATGTGACAAGTTTTTTCTCAGGAAGCCCCTTGGCTGGACTGGTGGGGGAAGCCTTGAGTATGATCCAGTCCACTGTGAAAATGTAGATGAGTTCTTGTTTTTCCCGGTAATTGCAGGGATATGGAGTCATAGGGATTTGACCGAAAATGTGTTTACTTTTGACGATTTATTGGATGCGCACGAAATACTCGCGGTAAAGTACGAGAACGAAAGGCGAGCGAGCGAAGCAGGGAGGAAAGACAATGATTGAAACAATTAAGGAATTTTTAGTCTCACTTGGATTTAGCGTAGATAATGCCTCCCTGAATGCAGCTAGGAGGGCTATGAGTGAAGCCGAATCCTCTGTATCAAGCTTTGCGAACTCAAGCCTAACGAACTTTGCTAAAGCCGGCGCAGCAGTAACCTCTTTTGTGGTAGTAGCTAATATAGCCTTGGCGAAGTTCATGTCATCCTTGGCGCAGGCTGATTTGCAGAATGAAATGTTTGCCCGAAGGATGTGGATGAATGCCGACGCGGCCAAGGCTTTCACAAGCTCAATAGACGCGCTTGGTGTAAGCTTGCAAGATCTATACTTAAGTCCCGAACTATTACAGAGATACCTATCCCTGAACGGCCAAGCCAGAGGAATGGCAGTCCCAGCCGACGAGTATAAAAAGCAGATGCAGGGAGTTCGAGATATAACGTTTGAGTTTCAAAGGTTGAAGCTTGAAGGAACGTATGCCCTTCAGTGGATCGGTTATTACCTAACGAAGTATCTTGCGGGGCCGTTGGGAGATTTAAAGAACTGGCTTGGAAACATAAACGAAACGATACAAAAGAAGATGCCTGAATGGACAGCCAAGGTTGCGATGGTTGTGAGCTGGGTTGGTAAGTTGGGAGTGGCGATGTGGCGTATTAAGGATGCGCTTTTGGCCGTTGCCGCAATACTAGCTGGGAGAAAAATACTGAGCATGCTGACTAGTCCTATAGGGGCACTTATATTCGGTATGATGGCGTTATTGTTACTTGTCGATGATTTTGAAACTCATGGACGCAAGGGGAAATCGGCATTTCCTGCGTTGTGGGAATGGGTTGATGGTATTGGTAAATCGCTAGAGAAAAACGGTCTGACGTTTGAAAAATTCAAAAAGGACTTGGGAGATATTGCGAAGAGCGCTTTCGATTTAGGGGAAACCATAGATAAGTTAATAAAAAAGCTAGGTGTAAAAGGAGGACTAGCGGAGGTTATTAAGACTGGAATTCTTTCAACCCTTGAATTGTTGGATGATGTTCTAATATCAATTAACGCACAACTCAAAATTCTTAATGATTTTATCTCTGGAGACATCGGCATACTCGATATATTGAGTGGTAAAGTTGACAAAAAATATGGTAACCAAGAACCGGAAGACAACGGCAAGGTATTCCCCATGGATGAAGCAGTGAAGAATTTTTTCAAGAACATGTCAGATTTCTTTAGTAATCACTCCTTATCTTCATTTAAGTCTGGCATATCTCCAATGTCGTATATGTATCCACAAAATAACCCCTCTGGTGCAACTCATGTAACAATGAGCCCAACCTATAATATCTACGGCGCAACAAACCCCAACGCAGTAGTAACAACGATTCACCGTAGTAATAAAGACATGATAACAAGAACGTTCCAGGGGGTGGTTAAGTAATGGTGACAACCCCTGAAACGATCTACGTCGCAACAAATATTGCTGGGTATTTCTTCGATGCCTTCCTACAAATGGACCATGAAAGCTCACTGACTATCACGTCACATCCAGTAGAGACAGGTGCAAGCATATCTGACCATGCGTTTGTGAATCCTGCACAATTAACAATGCAGATCGGGATGTCCGATGCTGCTCACGCGCTCTCTGTTGATCAGTTCGCCCAAGGACCAAGTAGGTCAGTTAATGCATTCCAAATCCTACAGGAGTTGCAGAGACAAAGAATTCCACTACAAGTTGCAACGAGGTTGAAGATTTATAAGAATATGCTTATCGAAACCATCTCGGCTCCGGATGACTACAAAACGTTATACGGTCTAAGGGCTACGGTTGCTATGAAGGAAGTTCTTGTCGCTACGGTTCGTACTGTGAAGATAAGCGCTAGGCCGCAGGTTACGGACAACGCTGATAGGGGGGTTGTGAATCCCAAGCCGGTCGATGAGAGTATTTTATCTCAAGCTGGAGGTCTTTTCCCTTTTTTAAAGGGAGTATTACAAGGAACATAATGCCCATCTTTGTGAATATATGTTATTATGTTCGCAGAGGGGGAACTCGTAATGAAATTTTATAAAAATATATGGTTCTGGGGACTACTATTTTTTGTTGCGCTCTCTGTATCTTGGGGCTCCTACGCTTCCTTGGCTAAAAACAAGATGACTAATCAAGTTGACGAAAAGCCGAAAATTAGCGAGCTGCAAACTGAGCAAGTAACACAAAGCAATATGTTGCCTGATACTAGATTATTAATTAATGAAGAATTGGAAAATACAAATCCTTCGCCTTCCCAAAGTACTGATAAAAACCCTGATAATAATCAAAGTGAGTCAAACATTGTAGAAAAATTAAATAAGGTTAAGACATTACAGGAATTACAAAATCAAAAAAACTTTATGTTAAGCATAGCTCAGGATGATCTAGAGCATTATACATGGGGCGAAAAGAGTCAATTTAAAGATATCTGGAGGCAAGCATACTTAAGGTTTAATCTAAATGGAGGTCAAGTTATGTTTGCGCTTCAACATGATATTGATACGTATCTCGCTTATGGCAACGGCAATTATGCTTTAGTGTGGGCAGAGGCAGATTTGTTTTACGAAGCGGACAAGGCTGGGAAATTGAAAGATAGTATGACTCCGCAGGATTACAAAGCACTTAAAGACAAGTTAAGTGCCGTTAAAAGTCGCTTGGGAATTATATATGCAAAACGAGAATATATTACACCATTATATAGCCAAGAACAACCCCAACAGGCTCCATACTAACACCTAAAGCACCTCCGGGTGTTTTTTCTTTTGGATTCCTTCAAGGAGGTGTCACTCTACCGTGAACTTCATGCAAATTCCCTTAACATCTGATCCGGATCAGAATTTCATCTGCACTATCCCTGTGGACAATAAAAACATCACACTCAAGCTACGTGTGCGCTTCAATACAGCAGGAAACTACTGGACTCTATCGATAATGGATCCAAAGACGGGTAACTCAATCTTGGACAATATACCGTTGGTTACGGGAACGGACATTCTCGGACAATACGAATACCTGAATCTAGGGAGTGCTGCAATAATAAACGTTGGCAATAGTACAATGGATAGTCCTGATTCAACGAATTTGGGCACCGATTTCATTTTGATTTGGGGTAACACCTTATGAGCGACTGGCAAACTATAGCCTCCCAAGAAGCAGACATACAAGGTTGTTCAGTGACTATCGTACTTGCGACCATCGAAGCCGAGACAGGCGGTAGAAATATCACAGGGGATAACGGGAACGCACTAGGGTATGGTCAAGCTTGGCCTTCGTGGCATATGGACTGCTTTAAATATGCTGGCGGAAGACTCGGTATCCCAATCCCCTCAGATCTCCCTTCACTAACAGCCCTTGTGCTAGGGAATGATCAACTTTCTATGATTGCCACGGTTAACTGTATCAAGAAATTTTGGGAATCTGCAAAAGGAGACTGGTCAAAATTTACCTATTCCTATGTCGGTCCTGCAATCCCGCCGTCCGACTTTACACGTCGGCAGAACATCTGGAATAAATACCAGAACTCGAACTATGATAATACCGGATCGGCAGGGTTCGCGGCTACCACACCACCAACCCAGACGGCTATTAATATAGAGATCCCAGAAACAAACTTTGGGATTATTCCCGGGAGCAAGCAATCTAGCGACATCCTTTATGGCAGAAGATATCGCATAATTGTAAGCAGCCCAGATGGGCAGAAAGCTTTAGATGTATCACAACTCAGATGCACCTTTAACTGTTTGAAAATCATTCTAACTCAACCCCAGTTCTCAACCGTAGTAATTTACAATCTGTCGCCACAAACTGAAAACGCTATCATTGGAGAAGGTGATAGAGTAGTTCTTGAGGCTGGTTATGAAGGAAGTCAATATGGTGTTATATTCGATGGCAATGTGGTGCAATGCATTAGAAATAAAGAAGATGGAACCACTTATACACTAACGCTCGTGGCCGCCGATGGAGACATGTGGATGAACTACAACTTATCGAACTTTTCGATGGTCAAGGGTCAAAATGCCAGAACAGTTATCGAAGGCTGTGCGAGCAAAGCGACGATCCCAGCAGACCTTGGAAACATATCAGCTACCCTGTCTGACTCGAAGTTAACGAGGGGTAAGGTAGTTTTTGGACTTACAAGGGATTACCTAAGACAAATAGCACAGTCGGAAAACGCGACACTTTACATGGAAGATGGGAAAATAAATATCATTAAGGCTGAAGATGTGCCGGAGGGTGAGATCATAGAGTTGTCCCCGGAATCGGGGTTAATCGGTGTTCCTGCACAAAATGACTTCGGAGTGACCATTCGCTGCCTACTAAATCCTAAGATTAAAATAAACTCCATGGTACATGTCGATAATAGTCTGATTCGGAATCAGCAATTTGAGCAGGGGCAAGTGGTTTATTCGCTCGATAATGACGGTATATACAGAGTTGTGCAGGTTACGCACATTGGAGATACACGCGGTAATGATTGGTACACAGAAGTCGAGACGGTGACGCAGGCGGGGAAGATACCTGCTATGCTCACAAGCAGCAGTCAGTCCCATTATTAGGAGGTGATAAATTGAGAAGCGTTGGAGAGCGCACTTACAGTGAATTCGAAATGTTTATGCGCATGGGTGATAAGTGGGCAATAGACCTGAGGGTAGCAATGCCAGGGATCGTGCAGAGCTTTGACCCTGTTGAGCAAACAGTGACCGTGCAACCGGCGGTCAAGGAACGCATCATGGACCAATTTGGGAATATCACCACGGTTAATCTCCCTCTCCTCCTCGACGTTCCCATCGTATTCCCACGGGCTGGAGGATTTGCTTTAACGATGCCCATAAAGCAGGGTGATGAGTGCTTAGTAATTTTTGCCGACATGTGTATCGATACGTGGTTCTCTCAGGGTGGAGTGCAGGTACAGGCAGAGAAGCGAAGGCACGACCTGAGTGATGGATTTGCTATTTTAGGCGCATGGAGCCAACCGCGACGAGTGACGAATTATAGCACAACCTCAGCTCAGTTAAAGTCTGAAACCGGAACATCACTTATTGATATTAAGGACAATGAAATCAATATCACATCTAGCGTTGTGAAGATTAATGGTATTGATTTTAGTAATCATGTGCACATGGCTCCAGAAGGATTGACTAGTGGTCCTAGTTGAGGGGGTGGGCTAAATTAAATACAGGAAGATCGATGCTAATGGAGACTATTCCTTCGGCAAGAACATGCAGGACTTCATTACCGATACCGATGCGGTAGCCCAAGCGATTAAAACAAACTTACTCTTCTTTAAGGGTGAGTGGTGGGAGGACTTGAGTGAAGGCCTCCCGTTGTTTCAAAGTATTATAGGACCAGGGACACCCAATCACGTAAACGCTGCCGATTTACTCGTGCGGGAGCGTATCTCTAAGACAAAGGGCGTATCAGAGATACTGGATTTCCAAAGCGTATACGAAAGCAGGGATAGAAACTACTTAATATCCTGCATGGTAAGAACTACCACAGGGAGAATAACTACAGTAGAGGTGACGCTATAAATGGCATACTTCGCACCTTTCGTGGACGAAACTGGATTCCACACCCCAACCTATAAAGACATTCTTGCTGACCAGCTTCAGCAGGCTCGAAACATTTTTGGGCAGGATATCTATCTCGAAGCGGATTCGCAAGACTACCAATACATTTCCACCTTCGCGTTAAAAATGAACGACACTCTACAGGCAATCCAGTTTGCCTACGATTCACGAGGCCCCGGCACAGCAATAGGATCAGGCCTCGACATCCTCGTGAAGCTAAACGGAATACGGCGTAGTTCTGCTACATTTTCGACTTGTATTGTTACCCTCATTGGAACACCTGGAACAGTAATAAGCAACGGGGTAACGCAAGACTCAAGCGGATATTACTGGAATCTCCCGGCGAGCGTAGCAATAGGTACGGGTGGAACAGTTAGCGTTATGGCAACTTGTCAAACCGTAGGCCCTATCGCTGCTAATTCAGGCGATATAAGTATTATCGTGACGCCAACATATGGATGGACGTCCGTATTAAATACCAGTTCCGCAACCTTAGGGGTTGCAGTCGAAACAGACTCCCAGATAAGGTCTCGCCAAGCAATAAGTACAGCTCAACCAAGTAGGACTGTATTAGAAGGGACCAAAGGTGCTATCGCCGCGGTCAGTGGTGTCACTAGATTTATTGTTTACGAAAATCCCACAAATGATATTGACTCAGACGGTCTTCCTCCCCACAGTATAACGGCCGTAGTTGAGGGCGGATCTGATGCCGATATCGCTCAAGCAATATTCCTTAAGAAAGGTCCTGGATGCCTAACCAACGGAACAACCGTCGTAAACGTTACCGATCAGTTTGGACAGGTATTGCCGATCGGATTCTACAGGCCCACCTACATCGACATTGATGTGGTTGATAACGTAAAGGCGTTGGCAGGATATACCACAGCAACCACATCCTCAATAAAAGAGGCACTCGTGAACTATTTGAACAGCTTGTCGATAGGTGACGATCTTCCTGCATCGAGCCTTTGGGGTAGCTCTTTATCGGCCATGCTGAATTTGAGCAAGCCTATTTTTTCGATTACATCTTTGACATTGGCTAGACACGGAGAGGCTCAGGGCACAGCAGACGTAGTAACAGCCTTTAACGAAGTCATGAGAGGAAACATGGACTATTTAACCATTAACGTGACGTAGGAGGAAGCCATGGCTGATATACAAAGGTATCTTAATTTAGTCTCCTCACAGCATCAAAATAAGCCTAAGTTTATAGCGTGGCTGTCTAATCCTTTAAGCATACTTGATGATGTTGCGATCTTGGCGAATAGCTTCTACTCGTACTTTGATATTGATAGGGCGGTTGGCACCCAGCTTGATATTATAGGTCAAATAATAGGAGTATCAAGGACATTAACGTTTCAACCAACCTCGTTCTACAGCCTTGGCGTTACTGGGGTTCCATATCTTGTTGACCCAAGCCCAGTGCTCGATGACGATATGTATAGATTAATTATAAAAGCTAAGATCTTGCAGAATAATTGGGACGGAACTCTACCAAGTTTATATGAAATGTGGAACACCATCTTTCCGGATGCCCACATCACTGTGAAGGATAATCAAAACATGACCATGGATGTTTTTGTTTCTGGCCTTTCGTCTCAGATTCAAAAAGATTTAATGACAAATGGCTATATTATCCCGAGGCCTGAAGGTGTGGCTGTAAATTATGTATATTTTGGTGATCCGTTTTACTCATACGGGGTTGATGCTGACGACTTTAAAGGCTATGGATCGGGATACTGGGCGCAGTATTTTTAAGGAGGTGGCTTAATTGCCGGGAAGCAGTAATTTTAAGGTTTTTAATGAAAGTTTTCTAGAAGCCCAGTCCGATGGCGAGTATTTGGGTGAAACGCAGAGGGTGAGTGGTTTAACGAATGGCATAGCTAAGACGAAGATGCATAACAAGTTGTTTAGGCAGGTTTCGATCATGGTGGCGGCTATTGCTCAGTTTATAGCTAATCAGGGGGCAGTAGTAAGTGATGGAGACTTAGCTGCATTGGTGTCGGTTATTCAGGATTCATTTGAGACTCCGGTGGGGGCGCAGGATAAGGTTGATGTCGTGCAGGGTAATCTAGTTACACATTCAGAGGTAAGTGCATCAGAGACCGTTAATGCACACGTTGAGTTAGCTACTGCGGATGAGACGACAGCGGGAACGGATAATACGAAGGCTGTGCATCCGGCAGGGGTGAAGGCTGTTACTGATTTACTTATTCCTTTTACTCAAAAAGGGGTGGCGAACGGGATACCGACACTCGATTCAAGTGGAAAGATAGTTCAAACAGCGTCAGTCTTTCTCCCAGAGTACAATTCTGGATCAATTGATTTAAGCAATATTCCGACAAACCAAATCTGGAAATTAAGCAACTATCTTACTAACCAGTTTCAAATGAAAATCGGATCGACTAAATATTATGTTGATCTACTAAGTATGTTGACCGCATATCCATCCTCTGGATTTTTCTCATATATTGGCGATTTATACTATGCCAACACATTTCCAAAAGGATATACTCCAACATTAGGTGCTCAAGGTGGTGGTGTTCTCAATACCTTAACACTCAACGCAGACCGTATGACAATGTTTGTATCTGTACCAAGTTCGGGGGGGAGTGCCTCTGTTAAAGTTTCGTTTGGTAATTATGATATAAGTTTAGTGAAACGTATTGACGTAACAATGAGGGTAGCATCCACATCCTATATGGCTTCTGATGCCCTTAGAATAATTTGTATTCCTGTTCTTGAAACTAGTAATATGGGTGTTGCCCCATCTTACTACCAACAGACAGGAGTTGGAGCGTCATATGTAACTATATCGTATGATGTTTCAGCTTTCTTAGGTATTGCTGAAATATATTTACTTCTTTTAGAGAGTTATTCGTCATCCGGCGGGACTTATAGTATTGCAATTGATGTGAGCAGAGTAACTTTGGTAGCAATGTAGCGTTAGAAGGTGGAGGTGTAAATATGAACGTAATACCTGTTATGGTAAATTGTCCAAATTGTAGTAGTGCAATATTTTATGTTCCCAATACAAACTCTATAACCTGTACGAATTGTTCCGAAGTTATTGATGTTGAAATTGCTGTAATTCAAGAGGTAATAGAAGAACCTGAAGAGACGGCGCAACCAACCGAATTAGATATTATAGGCCAGCAACTCGTCGAAAAAGATCTCCAGATTCTCGACTTGCAACAGGAAAACCAAGTCCTAGGCCAGCAACTTGTCGACATCGACCTACGTCTATTAATGGGAGGAATGTAAGGTGACGGATTTTGAACGCATTAAGATGTACTACGATAAGGGTTGGGCAACGAAGGCACAAGTCGCAAGGTATGTCTCTTTCGGGAAAATTACCCCTGCACAGTATTTAGAAATCACCGGGGACATCTACGCTACCTAGTATTCAATGCACCGAACGCCATCGACGGCGTTATTTTTATGCCTTAAATCCAGAAAGGTGGATTAATATGAAATTACCAATTCCGACTAATAGCGGAATTCCCTACATAGGGAACCTGGACGCTGAGGGTAATCTAGCGTTACCAACGGAGCAGTATATCCTAAGCGGTGGTGTTTACGTGCCAGTTTCAGTAGCAAATCCATTGCCCAGCAAGGACAATGACGCAGGCTCCGGAGCAACCGGGATCACGATCCCAACGGGCGGGCTTGGTAAGCTAGGATGGTTAAGCGGGATCTACGATAAATTATCAAAAGCCCTTACGGTTGTAATTAGTGGTGGCATAACAACCGTAACGCATACTGTTGTCTCGGTTACATCTTCTTCCGGTCTAGCCTTAGCATCCAACGTGAATCGTAAATATGCACTTTTGGTGAATGATAGCTCGACTGACCAATATATAAAATTAGGGGAAACTGCAGTGAATAACCAAGGAATACGTCTGAATGCTGGTGGGGGAAGTTACGAGATATCTGCTGTTAATAACAATTTATACACAGGAGTTATAAATATTATCAGCACATGGCCGGGGGATGTACTGATCACAGAGGGTGTGTAAAATACCCCTGTCCACCGAACGCTTTAGAGGCGTTATTTTTATGCAAGAGAGGATGATCATTGATGGCGGTTGTGCAGGTCAATACTGGAGCGGCAACTCAGGAGCTAATGGGATTATCAACAGATGCGAAGCCGACGACTAATGTCAAGGCAGGTGCAATATTTACAGAGTCGGATGGTGGTAAGCAATTTAAGTTTAGCGGGACTGCGTGGTTTCCTTTGGTGATCCAAACTTCCATTACTGGGAGTTTAGCGAATGAGCCATTTACCCAAGCAGACCTAGTTGACGGAGTATTTACTTTTTCAGAAACTCAAAACAGTTTATATTTACACAACAAAGGTCTTGCTGACATGACTTTTACTGTCAACAGTGAAACCTTCACATTAGAACCATCTCAGTATTTTGACGAAAGACTTTTACCATTTACCGTAATCGCAATTGCTTCCACTGGGGCAGTAGCATGTTACGGTTATGGTCGAGTGTAGGGGGTAGGATAAATGCCAACAGGACAAATAATTAAACAAAGCGATGCATCAATATTAGCCCCTAGAGTCGATACATTAGAGACTGATTTGACATTGGAAGTTGCAGCTCGTCTGACGGATAAGGCTGATAATGCGTTGCAACTTGCTACAAAAGCTAAAATAGATGTTGTTAATGCACAAATAGCAAATGTGGTAAGCGGAACACCTAGAACAACTTATTCCACTTTAGCATTGCTTACAGCTGGAATTCCTGATGGTAATATATATAGCTATGTAACCTCTGATGGACATAGATACTGGTGGGATGGTAGTGCTTGGATAGATGGAGGTTTATATCAAAGCTCTGGTATTGCTGAAAAATCAATATTACCTAAAAACCTTGACCGACCATATGTAACAGGTGCTAATTCGAAAAATTTATTTGATAAAACATTAGGGATACCTGGTTATTATGTTAATAATACTACTGGAAATCTATCAATAAACGTTCTCTATACGTCATCGGACTATATACCAATTAGCCCGTCAACTGCATACAGAATCAGTGGCACAGCTCAACAAGGAGCATTTTACACTGCAAGTAAAGTGTATATTAGTGGGTTTCCTCATATTGTCGCATTTAATAGTGTGAATACTCCTGCAAATGCTGCTTATGTAAGGCTGAGCTGTTTTACCACAGAAATAAATGCCGTTCAACTTGAGCTAGGTACTGCGGTTACAAGTTATTTAAGCTATGGAGCAAAGTTGTATACTTCTGACATTCAAGATATTCAAGATTTAATTCCACCTGATACAACTATTACTATTAATGTAAAACCCGACGGTACTGGTGATTTCTTAAATCCTGTTCTAGCAACAAGGGGAATAACTGATTCAAGCAAAGATAAAATATATAATATCTATATCCATGAGGGGATATACGACATAATGACGTATTTAGATGCAGCAGAATTAGTATCAAGTGCGCAGGGATGGGTTTTACCAGATTACGTTAACCTTATAGGTGTCGGCGAAAAGGATAAAATAATTCTAAAGGGTGACTATCTTGGTGCTGACGCAAATTTTGTGCTATACCATTCAACCCTCAATGTAAAGAAAAGTAATAGGCTTGAAAATTTAATTATTACTGCCAAAAACCTGAGATATGCTGTTCATGATGAAAGTGCGAATCTATATAAAGATTGGAATAGATTCTGTAAAACCTGTGATTTTATACATTATGGAAATACAGCAGGTTTTTGGCAGTATACAGCAGCATGGGGCGAAGGATGTTCTAGTGGTTCACACTCGGAGTTCGAGGACTGCCTGATTCAAAGCGTTGGAAATGGTGCTGCTTGGTTAACGCATAATAATTTAAATTTTACAGCACCAACATTCCATAAATTTAACCGATGTAAAATTATAAACAAAGATTATAATATTGCTGCAATGAGATTCGGCTCCATGGGTAGTGGTGTAAGAAATTTAGTTGAACTGATTGGTTGTGACATATCTGGCCCAATAAACTTTAGGCGAGAATTTGACGGAACTGGCTATCCGGCATCAGCAGAGAAATCAGAATTTGAACTCAGCGGTTATGGAAATAGTTTAATAACATATGAATACGACACAACGGAATTTAGTTATAGTTTAAATGAGGAAACGAGATTAGCGAGAAATGTATCTGGAGCAACAATTACGAGAGGAACCCCTATTAAACTAGATACCTACGGTGGAATAACACCAATGGTAAATGGAGATTCACAAAATTTATTCGATGGGTTAACCTTTGAAACTTTTTTAAACAATTCCTCTGGAATAATTAAATATGCAGGGTATGTGAAACTAGAGGATATTGCCTTAGTTGCTGTCGCAGGAGACAAAGTAACAATTACCAACGGAGCATTTGTTGTAACAACGGGGAGTGATTATATTGGCGTTGTAAAGACAAATGGATATATGAAGTTGTTGTGATTAGTGTCGTAGTTGACCCATTATCCTCATTAGTGCGCGGCTATGCGCATAACTATTTGCAAGTAACTTAAGCCCCACTATTTGGTATATAATCACCTTATCGGAGGTGGTTATGTGACAAGGAAATCCCTAAACATCACAATCGATCCAGGAGTGTACGAAGAGTTTTGTAATTACGCTGGCTTAAAAGGTATTAGAGTATCGCCCTGGGTTAACGCAAAGATGAAATAATTCATCGAAGAGGAACGAGCAGCCGAAGAAGAGAAGGCAGCGAACAAGAAGAAAAGGTAAGGGCACCCTACGGGGTGTCTTTCCTTTGGATAAGGGATGAAGTAAGTTAATGGAAGAAAACAAAAAAAGAAACTGCCCCTGAAGAGCAGTTAAGTTGTATATTTCCAATTTTTAAGGTCTTCTTAATGATAGGGAGTGAGGGACAATTCTACCACAATCCACACAACCGTAAAGGTCAACAGGTAGTCCAGTTGTAGCTAAAAATGATGGGGGATTGGTAGAAGTATCAACTTGCGTAATTACATGAGACTGATTTGGTGGTAATGTTAATTTGTCAAAATCAAGAGAACCACAATAAGGGCATTTCTTTTCCATTGGTCTCGGCATTATTATTCACCTCCATTCCGTTCTCCATCCTACACTAAAATACAACTAAAATGTGGTAATCGACAGAATGTTGCAATATTTGAGAAAAGCGGACAGGTAGGGAATAAGTAGCTAAGTGACTGTATTTCATGTAAGGTGAAGATCATTCCCCACCTGCATTTTTATGTCGGATAATCAAATACTAAGCCTTGAAAACACGCTGAAAGCCTTAGTATGACTGGTTTGTAGATATATCGAAGACTGGACTAATTATGTTCACTAGATTTGGACAAAAAAAGTAACGCCTTTTGAGGCGTTTACTTGAACATTATGAAACACGGTAGAGAGCGGGCGTTTCCTGCACCAGGTATTGATTGTGTGATCGTTTTCGTTTTTCTTCGGACAAAACCGAATAGATCAAAGTCGTCGATGGGTCGGAGTGGCCTAGTAATTCCTGTACAGCTACCAGTTCTGCGCCGTTGTTAAGCATCAATGTCGCAAAAGTATGCCGAAATATGTGCGGATGCACGTTTTTTGTAACTTCTGACCGATCCGCGATGACCTTAATCTCTCGCTGGATGCCCCTGTCTGATAACCTCTGATAAGGTTTTCGTTGGGAGACAAACAGAGCAGGATCGTCATCGGTACGCTTTGCTAAGTATTTTTTAAGATGGAACATGGCTTTAAAAGAAAAATAGACAGGTCGCTCTTTGTTACCCTTTCCGATCACCAGGACTGACATAGCCTGGTAGTCGATGTCCCCACGACTCATTTTCTGTATCTCGGATAGACGTCCGCCAGTGGCATAAAGGACTTCCATGAGCGCGCGTTCACGCGGTGTAACACAGGCCTCTCTAATCATCTCCAATTCTTCGATCGTTAATGATTTTGGTACCCGCTGCTCTTTCTTGGGTGGCTTGACTTGTTTCGTCACGTCCTTAAGGATTATACCCTCGTTCGCAAGCCACCCAAACATGGATTTTAAAACTGACAACCGTTTTGATAATGACGATGTTTTAAGATGCCTCAAACTCTGAGAGGTAGATGCGGATATCGCCAGTGGTAATCTCGTCAGTGGCTTTCAGGACGTGCATGGAGAATATCCGGAGTTCTAACTCATACCCTTTAAGCGTTGACCGGCTGAGCCCCTCGAGTCTTTTCCCGGCCAAGAATAGTTTAATCTTTTGCCATAAATCCGGGTGTCCGCTGGCGACTAAAGCGGGTTTAACGTCGTACTGTGACAGGATAGTGGAGATAAGTTGTTGGAGCTCGAGCATGTCCATATCTGGGCCAGAAAATGCTATGGAGTCTAGAATCTGCTCGAGCAAGATTTCGGCTGTTGAGCTGAGTAATTGTGTCATAGTCCCTCCTTCACGCCGGTATTGGCCCCGGCTGGCCTTATGGGGTTTTACACGCTTGTTTGGACTACGGCAACTTCGCTGTAGTATTCTCCGTCAACCCACTGGCCGGGCACCTTGTTTAGATCGTTAGGCAAGTATGTGTGAGTTTCATTGAGATCAACACAGTTCATTCCGTTTCTTTTGTAAACCTTAGCGCATTCGCTAATATGCACAACGGTGAACACTTCCGACTGCGACTGAGTGATACTGACGCTACCTTTGGATGAATTGATTTCAAGCGCTTCGACAATCTGCGCTGTCCAGGCTTTGCGACGTTCCGCAATCTCAGCTTCATATGTTTCCCATTCTTCTTTAGTGTCATAGCATTCGCGGCAGTTCATCGTATTCGACATTATCCAAGCATTCAAAGCAACATGGTTCAGTCGAATGGTGGTTGCCTCTACCAGAAATGATTTTCCACCTCCAGCGTTGTCCACAAACGAACCCTTAGTAATAACCTGTATCACGAAATCATTCCCCTCGAAACTTTTGTTTGTCATCTTCGTTTCCTCCTCTGCTTTAATCAACTTGTTATTAGGAATAAACAACTTCTTATCTATAATATACAGGAAATAAACCAAGAAGTCAACTAAAACAATTAACTTCTTGACGGATTTAATCAACTTTGTTATTATTATTTTTGAGGAAGTGATAGCATTGATTGAAAATAAATTGAGCGAGGTAATGGGGAGGAAGCGGCTGAAGATATCGGATGTTCTGGAGGGCACGGGACTTGCTCGAAATACCGTGGCGGAGTTGTATCACGGACGCGCAAAGAGGGTTGACCTGGATACATTAGACAAACTTTGTAACTACTTGGACGTAGAAATCGGAGAACTCCTGGAACACAAAAAAGACGCTGAAGTTTAATCTTTAGCGTCTTTCGCATTTCGAGTTTATTTTTATCGCCAACGAGGCGATTATTTTTTATGGGTAGCAAACGAAAGAGGTGGAAAGGTTAGGTGATTCCAGTGTCGGACAAAGACGTAAGCGACATAATCCAGTCATTGGGCAAGATATGGGACGCAGTAAATGATTTGAGAGTCCTAATAGCCGGGAGTTACGTTACTAAAGAGGATCTTGCGAAATACAAAAACGAAAACGATAAAGCGTTCGATGAGCTAAAAGCAGCTACGAAAGGTCAAGTACCTGGGTGGCTGCTTATTGTTTTACCTATTGTTTCCGGTGTGATCGTGGGTTTAACAGTGGCGATGATTAAATAGAGAGAAGGCGATAAAAATGAATAAGCCTAACATTAAATGGATCGGATCTCCCCATTTCAGCGCAGTATCTAAAAAGTTGAAAACCATAGCAATCGTCAACCACATCATGCAGGGGACACTAGCTGGTACCGACTCATGGTTCGCCAATCCAGTAAGTCAAGTTAGCTCTCACTTTGGCGTGGGTAAAAATGGAGACATACATCAATACGTCAGCCTAGATAATCCTGCATGGGCAAATGGTGGAGTCAGTAAACCTGACTGGCCGTTGCTTACAGGAGTGAATCCTAACTATTACACGGTCAGCATCGAACACGAAGGGCGCGCGGGGGATGTAATGCCTGAGCCACAGTACCAGGCGACGCTTGCCTTGCACCGGTGGCTGATTGAGACGTTAGGTATACCTGTGACCCGCGATAACATCATCGGGCATTACCGGATCGATAGCGTTAACAAGGCTAATTGCCCAGGCGCAGGATTTCCTTGGGATAGGTTATTTCGGGATTTGGAAGGGAAGAACGACGTGTTAGAAGTAGCTATTTTGAAGTTTTCAGCGGAGGACGAGTGGGCCGCAAAGGATATCGACGCTAAGCTCGGTGGCGTGGCGAACTTTACCCGCCAAGGCGCCACGCGAACTATTCCGACAGACGCTATGAAAGCAAAGCACCTGATCGTGATCGGTGGGGCTACTACGGGGCACCCGAACGAAACGTTGCTGACGGGGAAAACAAAGTTCGATACGGCTGCAGCGGTTGGAAAGTATTTGGGGTAAAAGATTATCGCGGGTTTCTCCATAACGGTGAATTTACATCTTGCTAAAGGAGTTGAGGATTATTGAAAGCTAAAGAAGGGACTTACGGTGTCTACCCATCGTTAAGTATTATGTGCCCTGGTTGTAAGGGATGGCATAATGTCACGGTCAATACTCCTGGTGGCTGGCAATGGAATGGCAATTTAGAAAAGCCAACTATTTCTCCTTCTATTCTAGTCCGGGGCGTTAGGGGGGACGATGCCACAGTAAAGACACTTTGCCATAGCTTTGTGACCGATGGAAAAATCCAATTTCTAAGTGATTCTGCTCACGCTTTAGCAGGGCAGACGGTTGAATTACCAGAGGTAGATTAAATCGGCAAGCGCTTGCCAAAATGAAAAAGGAGATGACCAATATGCCATCAGATCTATTTACCACGCCATACCTGGGGAGCTTTGCCGGACTCGTGGCCATGACCTATCTCTTAGTCCAGTTCTTCAAGGAACCGATCCAGAAGCATCTTAGTGACTGGTGGATCAGGCTCTTGGCCGTGTTTATCGCGTTGTCGATCCAGTCGTTTACGTTGTACGTAGCAGGTAATTTTACGGTTGAGGCGATAGGGCTTGCCGTGCTGAATTCGTTCTTGATCGCCATTACTGCAGCCGGGACGCATAATATTAGTCAACCTAGCTCGACGCAACCTATACCCGTTACCCTCAATACTTTTGAGCCTATTATATATAAAGCACAAGTGACTGACGTTAGCCCTCCTATTATTACACCTCAGCCCAGCGCATCCGCGGATAACGACCAAGTCTCTCCTATTGCGCAAGATTAACATACGAAAGCCCTCCTGCCAGAAATGGTAGGAGGGCTTTTTTGGCGTTTATTGGTTTGTGATTATTATCCTAATCCTTATGATATAATCGAAGTAAATAGAATGCTTGTATTAGTATTTGGAGAAATATAATAGCCGCTACGAAGTTCCAGAGTTTTTCATTAATCAGTGCGCATAGCATAGCGGTGCAGAACAAAATTATCAGCTGAAAGAAGATTTCCACTTTAATATCTCGTCTATTATCTAATTTATATTGGCTTTTCCACTCTGCCTTTAGATTCGAGAGAGCTCCATTAACCTCAGAATCTATGTTACCCTCAGATTGCAAAAAACTAATAAGTTCATCAGAGTTTAAGTTCAATCCACCTTGAAGCGTATAGCGTTGAATTGTAGACTTAATAACTTCTTCTTTTATGCTTTTCTTAACAAAATCCTCTGCTCCCATCAAGTGCTCCTATTGTCAAATTTGGCTAATAGTTTTTGCACAAGTCGATTGGAGGAATCATCAATCTCTTTAACTAAGAATTCGTTTAGATCCTTAACTACACCTTGCCCGATACTAGTCACTCCTTTTTCCTCTAGAAAAGCCCTAACTTCACGATCTAGATGAATTTTAGGGGTACTGATGGTTTTTTCATCCAAATACTTTGCGTCTTCTTGAAGCGGATAAGGTTTATCTGATTCAGAGCTTAATCTATAGAAGCAAATCTGCACGATTCTTAATCCAGCGATCAGTTGGATTGGTGATTTGCTGTGATTTGTAATCAGGAACGAGGGTATTCCTCTGTATCCGGGATTTAAGTAAACCTCTGATATGTTGAGCCCCATCATTGTTACGCCATAACGGGGAAAAATACGAGCGCTTAAATTGACTGGGACGGATAATGTTTCGTGAGTTTGGATTAGGGCGGATGAGCCAGGGTTTAATATTAAGTCTTCACAACTAATATCAATTTCTTTGTAAAATTCCTTCATATCTTGACTAAGTACGATAATATCTTTACTTTCTAATTGTATGCTTGCAATTTTACTGAGAGTAAGATCGGCGGTAGCCCCACTGCAATTAGATTCAATGAAGGGCACAATAATTTGCTTCTCTTGAGCTAACTTTTTTATATCTCTATCGCTTAACATATCGACAACACCACTTTCAATTACGTATGCTCTTAATTTTATGGTATAGTTTAAGTATATGCAAGATAAAAGATCATGGTTATATTGTATGACGAGCAGATTAATATAAGGAGCCCACAAACCATGAAAATCCTCTCAACCCCCATCTCCGTCCTAGCCCACTTCGAAACCGACGGCACGCCCCACCCACTCCGCTTCAAGCTCAATGGCGAAACCCTAAAGATTAAGCAGGTCCTCTCAGTTACCGAAGAGAAGCTCGCCGGCAATCGAATGCCCTGCTTCCGATGCCAGAGCGAGATCAAGAGAGAGCTTAAGCCGTTCGAGATCAAATTCGAGCTGGGTACTTGCAAGTGGTATCTGTATAAGATGTAGGAACCTGGGGAGTATATTAGCCAATGACTTTTCTCTTCTCTTTCTTCGCCCCCATCGTTGCTCCAGCGATGGGGGCCTTTCTTTATGCATAAAAACAGCCCCCGACTTTCGCCATGGACCATCGCATAAATGTAAATTAAGGAGTAGATTAAGGCGTAGATTAAGCTTTGTTCTTAATCTACGCCTTAATCTACTCTTGGAAAACTATTAAACCCTTGCGCGCCATGGCTTAGAGCATCGTTGAGCTAATAGAAAAAAACTCGTTTTTGACGCGGGAACATATACCCTTTTTGCCCCATTTTTCTTAATTAAAATACCCCTCGAAAATAGGCATAAATATACCCCCATAGCGCGGCCCGCAGGAGCCAGAGCGGAGGGGGTAGTGAGTTTGTTATTTAGCTTGTTTATTATTAATCCTTAGGCTTTAAATGGATTAAGGTAGCTGCCAAATTCGATGCGATATACCTTTCATCAAATTCTTGCACTCCTCTATAAGCATCAAAAATTGCTAGTGCTGCCCTTGCAAAAAGGTCAAATGCAAACTTGAATTCGTGCATATCCATTTTCTTTTCACGAGGGAATTCGCTGTTTAAATATTCCTGAATGTCTTCCATGACAGTTTGCATTTCATCTATCGTCCATCTTCTATTATGATATTCATTAATTAGATTAACCCACCGTTGTTCCTTGGCTTCTACTGACTCCTTAATTTCATCGAAATAAATATCGTCGTGATAAATATAGTTCATAAGACTAACCCCCTCATATCAAGATTTATTTGAATTTTAATTTTAGGGTTTTTACTAATCGCAGTGCAGCCATAAAGAGCCAAATAATAAGTAATCCAAGGCCGATTATCCCCATAGTCATCCCTATCAACCACTGAGGCCAGGGCAATGAGATAAATGACTTACCACCCTGTAGCAATAAAACACCAACAATCCCAAGAAGTATCGACTTATTAAAAGACATATGATCCCTCCTTCTTCACGATAAGTATTCATAATTATTAATATTCCTGTTATATTCCTTTAGTCCAACCTTGCTATTTTGCCGCTAGTTTCTTTAAACCTTTTTGCTTACTTGGTGGAGGAATCATATGAGCCAAGAACGGGGCGACTGTCCCGGAACTATCCCTTATAACATTGATCGCCCAAAAGAACGGGGTAGCAAGCCCTTCCTCGATGGTGAACGGTGCAATTTCCTTAGCAAGAGCCTTGTATGTCTCTTGGCTAGAAGTATAGATATGATAGTGGGGCAAGGCGCTCTTGATGATTACGGCGAGATCCTTGGGGATCTGCTCCCAAGAGTGGAACAACCAATTGAACGAAACCCGGTACTTCCGACTTATAACTGCGAGGTTTTTCCAAGTCTTATAACCTCTCATATACTGATGTGGTTCGTCTTGGATAACAAAGACGGGATGCTCCTTTTTCCTTAGACTTACTGCGAGCTGTATCTTACTCGTAATAAGGGATCCCACGATATCAACGACTTCCGTACCTAGTTCCTGGAGAGGCATGTCGATGATAACGATTTGCCCTGGGGTATCGAATTCTTCCACGAAATCAATTCCGATGGCGTTCGGATCCTCCAGGCACTCCATCAAATAGTCATCACCGGTTATAATATCAAGGCGATTCAGGACTGGCATCGATATTTGATTCTGACGGCCGTCTCCTAAGGTGTCAAAGTTTTTCCAGAGGACCTGTTCGTGTGGGCGCATTTGGGGAATCAGGCTCTTTCTATAACCTTTGTCTAGGAAGAGCTGAATTATCTCGTCAAGCTTTCCATTAGGGATGGCCTTCGCAGCTGCGCGGCAATAACGGACAGTTTGGGCACCGGCCTCATCACTGGCTGCATCGATGTATCCTACAAGGGCATTTGCAAAACGATTTCTTCCGCGCTCACTGTGGAGAGATTCACGCCAGTCAAGGCTAATGATATCGGTTCCAATCTGATAACGTTTAAGGTGCTCTGCAGGAACTACTTTTGAAAGTTCATCATATACCTGCCCTTTGCCCGGGTCCATTACTATGGCGGTACCACCTTTTAGGTATATTCCGAGTGCCACATTAACAGCAAACCCGGTCGTCTTGCTTGTTCCCATTCCACCGATCACCACACGGGGTAAACATAAGCGTTCAATGTTGTCTGTCGGTATATAAACCGGTATTTCCTTACCGTGGAACTTGGCGCTTCCAATTTCTATCCCACCCTTTGTCACGCTTTCGGGTAGATTGCTCTCACGAAGCGGCACTTGATCAATTGCTTTGAATTCATCTTGTAGTTCAGCCCCAGGAATCTGAAGCAATTTACCAAGTTCGGCGTGTGAAAAAACGGAATACGAGAGGCGGTTAATGGGGGCCTTATGTGAATTGATTTGATTGATTTCGCGGGATGCCGCTTTACCTTTTAAATCTCTACGCTTAAACTCGTTTTCTGAGGTAAGATCTCCATAGGCATTAGAAATGCTTTTGACTAAAAACTTGGCGCGTTTTTCATCGTCTGATTGTGCAGCGACACGGATCATTCCCTCGAAGATCGGCGCATTGATCTTTTGAATTGTCGCCTCCTTGAGTTCTCGGTTATTTTTCTCCAAAAGCACAGCTAATATATTGTCAGGATTTTTATCAAGTTTCACTTTCCCGTCGTGACTAGTGACTCCACCTAGGGTTTCGAATACCTCAGAAAAGGCCTTATCCATTAACCTTAGGAGTATATCGAAGAAATTTCCAGCACTTACATCATTACGCATAAGGACTTCTCCCATACGATGTTTTTTGGCCACTCTCTGAGCTTCATATTCCCATACTTGCCTATCACGTGGGACGGCAACAACCTGGATCCGCGCAAGATCACCATCTTGGATATCCTTAGAGACTTCCAGTAAACTATTGAGGGGCTTCAAATCGTTCTTGTTAATAGCCAAGGAGTATAGGTTGTGATTCTTAAGGGAGAGGACTGAACAGGTAGCTTTATGTGGATCTACGGCGGGGATCTCCCCGCTCTTAACTGTTGCTTTTGGCCAGACCGTTTGCAGTTTTGTTTTTGCGTATGACTCCCAACGTTTCGGAACGGTGAGCCAAAATCGGATAGAGTCCTTTTCGAACGTAATATCAAAGGTAATGTTCTCTTGAGGACGATAAGTAATTCGCCATTTGCGAAACTGAAAGCGTTTTTGCGGTAAAACATAGAGTTCATGGAGGGCACGACCAAGATCATCGAGGCCGTGCTTGTTACCTGTAAAGACGGTTCGGTCGGGGCATATCTGTAATGTGACCATGGGGTCACGAACGACCTGAAACAGGTCCTTAATACCATTAAGATCAAGGGTAGGTAGTTGAGTATCCCTAAGCCATTTAAGCGGGTTTCCCGTCTCGATAGCTGGTAAGGCGGGACAAGTGGTGATAAAGGCTTTGCCGTTAATATTTACGATCATCTTCATAATCCTCCTTAAAGCGAAGCAGTTATTAGTTTGGTAAGGATGTATAAGCTTATCGACCAATAAGTATATTTCTTGGCTCTACGAGATCCCAACATCGAAAGAAGAATCAAAACTATGGTCAAGATAATAAAGAACGGATCTAAGGAGTCTTTCAACGGGTTGCCGATGCCGTCGAACATCATCCGGAAAGGAGCGCTTAAAACGTGCAGGAGTTTATCGACTATGGAAGTGGCAAGCCGCTCAATCCAAGTGCTATCCGTCTGTCCAACGGCGGTTAATACTGGTGTCGGATCCACTATCTGACCGTTTACCAATGTACTAATATGGATGTGAGCCCCTGTGCTGTGACCAGCTCCCGGCGTTCCCGGTATTCCCCCAGTTAGCCCTAGGATATCCCCTGAGTTGATAGACTGTCCTTGTGATACATTGATCTTCGAGAGGTGACCATATACCCATTCTTTGCCGTCTGTTCCGTTTATCCGAACGGAATTACCCAGCCATTGATCGTTCGTTGTGATCTTGCTAACAACTCCATTTGTGACGGATTGAGCCGAGGTCCCAGCCGGTGCGGCGAAGTCCACTCCCGAGTGTGGTTTTGGATGAAAATTATCGATTTGCCCGAACTTCGAAGTAATTTGGTAGGTGAGCATTTTAAACATGATAACCCTCCCTTATCGTGGAATAGTCGGGGGAGGAGTTATAGGTACAGTCGTGGGAGTAACTCCAACACTTTTTACGATATCAAAGGCCCACGGGAGAAGTTGGATTGCGATAAATCCAAACGTCACAGCCTTGAAAATCTCTTTAGCCTCGCCACGTTGCCCTTGGATGTACTTGATTGCCGACCATATGTACATTCCATAGGCTAACGGCTCTGCCGCGTCCTTAAGGACTTGGATGATCGGTTGAGCCTTAATCATAATAGTACCTGGCACGTAGGCAAAAACTGCGGATGGAGTGAGCGTTGTGATGGCTGCAGTTACAGCAATCGCTGCGCATCTTTCCTTGAGTTCACCACAGACAGCTTTTCGACGTAGGGTGTGTATCCCGTCTTGAATCACTCCAGTGGCTTTCTCCGCCAGTCTTTGAGGTCTTAGATCAATGACAATGATAGGCTTCTTCATTTCTTGTTTCCCCCTTTGTTATTCTTAATGAAGGTGTATCCCGCTATCAGTCCGGCGATGATAGCGGCGATCCGGAGTCCAGGAGTGATAAAAATAAGAAATTCAATCATTATTACGGCTCCTTTCGGGTGGAATAGCATATTTGCGCGTACCCGGGCATAAGCTGATTCATCAGCAGTTAGAGATCTTGCGCCCATGAATATATCCTCTCTTTTTGGTTAAACTAGTGACTAAGAAGGGGGGATTTCGCTATGCCCACTTGGTTAATCTTTACAATAGCAACAGCGCTTTTAGCTTTTTCAAAGATGTAAGACTGAGGGCTAACTTAATTTAAAATGCTCGTTCGTAAGAGTCTGCTATCCTTTAGATGGTGGGCTCTTTTTTCTTTTCGCGCATTAGTTCCTGGGCTATGAGTCGAGCATCATCCGGGGTAATGGGTTCCACCGGCCTACTAGTTCCAGTTATCCCGAAATACTGACGCAGCGCCATCCTGATTACTGTGCTCTTCTCGCTCCTCGGGATGGCGGCGAGCTTTGCGTTGATCGGTTCGTCTGCCCAAAATGTTTGCTTCTTTTCCGTGGGGATCACCTCCTTTGCGTAATTTTCTTGGGTGTTGACTTTTGCGAACAATTCTAATATAATTCATACAACTTAATACCACATTGATGAAGGTTTGCCGAAATAACGGGGACCAGTATAACACTTCAAGGAGTGTGTTTGCTGGTCTCTTTTTATTGGTAAACTTGAGAGTAAGGGGGTTGAAAGGGTTCTTTTCCGTGTGGATAGCCTCCTTTCGAGTGTCAGGAAAGTGGACGGAGTGGTATAATGGAAGACGTTGGGTTACTGTGGCCGTACGGTGGGTTATCGCGTATGAACGGTGGGTTACCATGGATGATAAATAATATGAACGATCATACCTAAAAATGATTAAAAAATAAAATAAAATCTGGCCTAACTTTTCAGCTTGGCCAGATATACTCGATAGAATAACCGAGTGCGGACGATATTTTCTTTGCTGTAGTCAAGGTTATTTCCTTTTTACCGTTTATAATCTTACTCAGAGTGCTTTGATCAATACCTGTCATCTTCTGCAAATCTTCCTGCTTAAGGCCTCTTGCCTTCAGGATCTCACGTATTTTATTCACTAATTCATCACCAAGGAAAAATATTCCACGTATAATCTTGAATTCCTTCTATCAGAAAAGTAGCATAACGCATTATAAATATGAATGATCGTTCCTAAAATAAATAGGGTAGAGGACAAGTTACTTGCGATTTCGACATCAAAAAAGGTGTAGTATAAAAATAGCATAAAGGTTAACCGATACATAACGAGGGGGATGATATTGGCCCTGATAAATTTTAAGTATATTATTTTTCGATTCACTGTTTATTCTGTCTTTTGCTTTGGACAATTCCGACTAAACAGTGGTAATATATAAGTTAGCTATTTTAAATAAATAGAGAGAGGATAGTGTTGGCCGATTGATTATAATTGAGTCTGCAAATCTAGACCCCGGAGTTATAGGATTGATTGAATCTAGTGGCCCCAGGGTTATAATAAATAGTGCGTACCTCGATTGTGGTTTAAAAACTCTTCTATATAAGAACTTCTGCCTAGCACAATTAAAACTTGGACATGACTGTATGGTAGTTGAAGATGGAGACAGCTTAAGAATAACAGAATACCCAAAGCCGTCCATGAAAAGATTAAGAACCGGAGCGTAATGCTCCGGTTCTCTCTTTTTTGTTCAGATGGCGTCAAGATGGTGTCAAACTACTTTGAAAAATGTCTAAAAGATGGTGGAGGTAAGCGGAATCGAACCGCTGGCCTCTAAAATGCGAATCTAGAAATAGGGTATTATCTAGTAGCAATTTCATCTATTTTGTCCATTTTGTCCAGCTCATCCATGTCAATACCAATACATATTACGTGGGTTGGTGTCAGAAATGGCGTCAAATGGCGTCATTTTATTTCCTGTTTCGGCAATAGATTATTAAGTGATTCGGCAGTTTTATTTTTAATTTCAGGGATAACATGACTATAGATATCTAGGACTGTATTGACTTTTGAGTGGCCGAAAAGCTCCTGTACTTCTTTTGCCGACGTTCCATTAGACAATAATGCAGTAGCTACAGAGTGTCTGAGCTCGTGAAAAGATATTATCGGAAGGTTACATTTTTTCAATAATCTCTTATATGACTTAACGAATCCATCAGGCTTTAAAAAATCACCTAACTCATCGCAGAAAATCAAATCATTTTCTGCATAGTGTTTTCGATTAGCCATTTTCTCTTTGGTTTGATTTACTTTGTGTATCCTTAAGGCATCAATCGCGGAAGAGGGAAGAATGATATTACGTTTTGACTTTTTAGTCTTAGGCTCGTTTATACGAACAATCCCGCTAACCCCTCTTACTAATGAACGGACTATTCTGCATTCGCATGTTTCTAAGTCAATATCCTGCCAACGTAAAGCTAATAGCTCGCCCCTTCTCATACCAGAGCCTAATTCAAGATGGAAGGCAGTATAAAGTCTTTCATTTAGGATTCCGTTAAGAAAAATTGTTATTTGATCTGGCGATAATACGCGCATATCTTTTTGCTTGATTTCATCATTATTGGGCAGTCTCACAAATTCAGCGACATTACGAGGGATATTCCCTTCTGTTTGAGCTTGTTTTAAGGCCGAATTAATAACGAAATGTACTAATCTGATAGAGTTTCTTGATAGAGGTTTCCCATCTTTTCTACCATTTTCAGCCTTACTATTATAGAACTTCTGTAAATCGTTTGTTGTTAATTTTGTTAATAATGTCTTTCCTATTTCTTCGTCTTTAATATGGTTCCTAAAATAAGTTTCATATCCCTCGAAAGTCCCTTGTCGAACATCTTTTTTAACATAATTATTTAACCATTGCTCAATCCATGTCGATAAGGTTATTTTATCAGGAGCTATATTGATACCCATTTGATGATCGGACATCATCTTGGTTAATTTATCCTTAACCTCTGCACGAGTTTTACCGTATACTTCCGGCCTCTTACGTTCCCCCGTTATAGGATCAGTTATCTGGATGCGTGCTGACCATCTCCCATCCTTGCGCTTATTAATACTTCCCTCTTGGTGCCCTCTGTGCTTGGTCTTAGTTTTTGGTTTTTCCTTAGCATTAACCTCATCTTCAACCTTGGTCTTGGCCACCTTATGTCACTCCTTTAAAATATATCTTTAATAACCTTAATAACAACGCCCACTATCTCCACATCGCGCGAACTTATAGCCTTAAATTTCTTATTAGCCGGTTCAAGCTTTACGGTATCCTTCATTAAGTAGAATCTTTTAACCGTTACTTCCCCGTTTATCCTAGCGATAACGGTTTGCCCATTTTCGGCAGTACTTTGCTGTTGAACTAAAACATAATCACCATCTTCAATATCGAGATCAATCATACTGTTTCCATTTACTTTTAGGCAAAATATGTCTCGACTATCTTTTAGAAACAGGGAAGGTATGGGGACGTGGCCTATTAAGTTCTCATCGACTAATACAGGACCACCAGCTGGTACGGACCCAACAATAGGTATTTGGTATATTTCTATTTCCCCGTCCATAGGCACTATTTTAGGGGCATGAAGACGTCGCAACGATGAAATGCTCTCGTCCTGCATTGTTTCAATGATATCCTCGATGCTCGGGACTCTCGCATCTATCTTTTTCGCGTACGACTCAAGTGCTATGAGAGTATCATAAGTTGGAAAACGTGTTCCATAGATATATTTCTGGAACGAACTCAAGCCAATCCTTACGCCTGTTATGCGTTCGACATCAGCCTGTAGCTCGGGGTACGTTTTATCCCCTTTTATACCCTCTATAAGCATCGCCACCTTTTTAGCGCCCATCTAAAACTCCCTTTCTAAATTGACATTAAATCAATTATAACATTTAGTACAGTTTTGTCCATATAGGCATCACCTTAGCACGTACAGTATTATTTATTATAAACTGTACTAAAATGTACTTGACGTACATATGTGTACGATGTTATATTATAACCAAGCCCAGAAAATATATACATGCCGCAAAAAACAAATACTTTACGGCTAAAATGCGCGGTAATCTATTTTTTTTACCATTAAATGCGTACAGTGTGTACGAGATAAGGAGAAGAGAAGGACATGGGCAACACAAAAGAAGCAAAAGAAGTTTTTGAAAAGCGTACGTACACCATTCCAGAAGCCGCACAAATTATTGGAGTTTCAAGGTCTTTAGCTT